CTGTTCTTATACTGGAACATTTGAAGATTCTGGAAGCCAATCTCTCTATGGCTTGCGTGAACTTACAGAGACGGATGAGGAACTTTCCAGTGATAATGAGTGTACGTTGAGGGCTAAGGCTATTCTCGCTCAGTTGAAGGATCCAGCGGAATACCTCACAATTAAAAGTGGAGTCATTGACTATGGAATGACACCTTTGTTTGCTGGAGATAAAATCCATGTGGTTTTGCCAAACGAGAATGTGGATGCTGATTTCCGCATTTTAAGCGTAGAATACTATGTGGACGCTAAAACCCAGACTCTTGAGATAACCATGGAACTTGGTCGTGAGGTTCCGCTTTTGGCTGATTATTTGTATGCTCTTCGGAGCAAGTCAGATCATATGAGTAGACACAAGATTGCGAGGTTACTATAAATGAATAAGCAAGTTTTGAAGCAGATTAAAAGTCTTAAGCCGGGCAGTCTTATCCGTGTAGATTGGCATGATGCGAGCATAGGCAAAAGTTTGAGTGGAGGACGTACTGGAATAGATGTTCCAGTGTTTAGTATTGGCATTTTTATTGGGTTGCTGGGTGAAAATGATAAACACATTATTTTAGGACAGAATCATTTTCGATATGCGGATGGCATTTTCGATATTGACTATACTGCTATACCGCTTGTTTGGGGTGTCAACATCAAAGTCATTCAAATGGAGTACATAAGCAGAGAGGAGGCTCAGCAACTGTTAAACAGTTTCTTGCTGGGTGGTAGGCGGACTCTTTCGAAACGTCTGAAGCGCCAAGAACATTTGAGGAACCATCATGACAGACTGGGTTAAGAAGGCTCTTACGAAAACCGTTCAGCGTAAGGGCTCACGTGGGAAAACGGAAGTTATTGTTGTGCAGCCTAATGAGAAGCTTGTGTTGGGCGTGAAATTCGCCATCGGAATGACGATCTGTCTATCAGCTCTCGAAATAGCGCACATGGCTTTTCTGGGTAGTTGGAACAGCGAGATATTTGCGGCAATCACTGGCTTATCTGGGACAGTTACGGGCATATTCGTGGGGCAGAAAGCGTGAAAAGTTTTGAGTTTAGAGCTTTCTTCGAGAAGATTCTGCAAAAACTTGACATTATTGATGCTAAGGTTACTACTATGCCCCAAGTGCAGGTCCAAGTTTCGAATAAATTCTTAGGAACCTTGTCTGCTCTTCAGAAGTTGGATAGGCCTGCAACAGCTACAGAAATTGCACAGATCACAGGACGTGCTCGTGCCTTTGAAAGTAAAAACTTGAATGAATTATGGGGTAGAGGTATCCTGATAAAGCAGAGGTTGGGGCGTAGACAGCTTTTCAGCTTGAAAAAGCTAGGGGGGAGGGGGTAGGTCCGTATTGGTTAAAATTTCACGCAATAAAATGATTATCCAACGAATTTACAAAATTAGGCGAATAGCCAAAGTTGATACTCAGAAGATTCGAGAAAAACTGCTTCAAGGTCTTCAGGAATTTTTCACTCTTGCGAAAGAGCAGGCTCAAAACAAGAAGCTGGGGTTGCCGCAGAGGCAGAAATGGGTTCGAGTGGCTTCTTACGTTGCTCAGGTCATCAATAGCCTAACTAAAAGTTTTGATGAAGCTCAGCTCACGAAGGATTTGGAAAGGCTGGAGAGGTTGATTAATGAAGCAGTGGCAAAAGAAAAAAGTGGATGATCTAACGCAACAAGTTAAGGGTTTCCTGGAAGCCCAGAAGCGTAAGGTCCCAGAAGATTTTGTAGAGTTCTGTGAAAAGTGGCTTGGCTTCAAGCTGACGGATTATCAGCGTTTTGGTGCAGAATTAATTAACGCAAATGATTCTGTTGCTCTTCGCTGGAGTCGACAAAGTGGCAAGACACACATGGTCAGCGCGTGGCTTCTCTGGTATGCTCTCTTGCATCCTGGAGCCCAGATTGCCATTGTGGGGCCTAGTTGGCGTCAAACGAAAATTCCGATCCGCAAGATTAATGGCTTCTTATCTAAGCTGCCCCGGGGGCTTTACCGTAAACCTCAAGCGACTATGGTCTCATTGCGGAATGGCAGCCTTCTTCAAGCTTTTCCATGCAACCCAGACACAATCAGGGGATTCACGCTCGATGTAGTCTATGCAGATGAATATAATTACATAGCTACGGACCAAGAACTTTATGATGCCATCGTGTTTACACTCGCCACTAAGGCACACGGAAAATTCATTTGCAGCAGCACGCCTGGCTCGACGGACAGTATGTTTTGGAAGTTTTTTAACCGTCCACAGTACAAGCATTTTGCTAAAAATCATGTGACCTGGCAGCAGGCTCTCCAGCCTAATGGTCCCTTAACGAAGAGAAAAGTCGACCAACTCAAAGAGGAGTATGCGGATGATCCTTGGCGTTGGAAACGGGAGATGGAGGCGGAGTGGGCTGAGGACGAAGCGGTTTGGCTGCCGCTTAGTTTGATTACGAAGTGCCAGGATACGAGTTTGGAGCTGTGGGATTCTGAAAGTGTGCATGAGGGCGAGTTTTTTGGCGGCCTCGATTTTGGTAAGGAAAAGGACTATTCCGCATGCGTGGTCTGCGAGAAGGTTGGGGACCGGTTTCTTTTGCGTCATGTGAAAGTGTGGCCGCTGGAGACTAAGTATGCAACGGTTATCGGGTATGTTAAGACTCTGGCGGATCGATGGCATAGCTTCAGCAAAATTCGATGTGACATCAGTGGTGTTGGCAATTATATTGTTGAGGACATGATTAACGGCGGCATCGAAAACGTGGAAGGCGTCACGTTCACGCATCCTCGAAAGCAAGAGATGGCTAGCCTGCTTAAACAGCGTATGTTAAATGGCTCCTATGCTTATCCATATGCGGACATCCAAATTTCGCCATCTAAAAAACTGAATTACTCTGTTGAGTTGAACGTAGAAAAATTTGAGTTGAAAAAGGATGGCACTTACCGCTTTTATCATCCTGAGAATCAGCATGATGACGTTTTCTGGGCTACTGCCCTGGCGCTTTATGCGACTGTTGAAATGGCGCCTGAACCTTTTCTTGCAGTTATACCTCGTAGGGCTAACAAGTTGCAACGGTTAAGGGACAAGCTTTTGAAACGTAAATTTGAAGGTGCAGGAAGGTGAGAAGACACGAGTTTTTCCGCATCCGTAGATACGCTCGCACCTTTGACCAGGCAACCGGGAAGTTTCTGATTAACATCTCGTATGAGACCGCTGCGCCTGAGCCAACGGAGCGCGTGGTTTCAGTAGCTGAAGGCTTCGGTCTTGGGCTTGACCAATGGGAGAAATTTATAATCTATGATAATGTTGAGCTTAAGATAGGAGCCGTAGATATCGTTTACATAACGGGTGATAGTGGAAGCGGAAAAAGCGTTTTGCTGAAGGCTTTGGAGAAGGACATCAAAGGGGACATGGGTTTAAGCACGATTAACATCGCAGACATAAAGCCTCCGCTTGGCAAACCGCTCATCGAAACAGTCGGCAAAACCTTGGAAGAAAGTTTGGAGCTGTTAAGCAAAGTAGGCTTAAACGATGCTTTCCTTTTCTTACGCAGTTATGAGCAGCTGAGCGACGGACAAAAATACCGTTACAAAATTGCGAAAATGATGGAGAGTAAGACTCAATTTTGGATAATGGATGAAGCTATGGCTACGCTTGACAGGGACACAGCGAAAATAGTGGCTTTTAACCTTCAGAAACTCGCAAGACAGCAAGGCAAAGCAGTTCTTGCAGCGACAACCCACACGGATTTATTTGAAGATCTGAACCCAAGCGTTCACATTCACAAACGCTTCGGAAAGGAAATCTGTGTAGTGTACTATACAAATCAGCCAGCCAAAGAATGCAGCCTCATAAGAGAAATGCAGATCACACAAGGCACAACAGAAGACTGGAGAAAACTCGCAGGCTTCCATTACAGAAGCCACAAAATAGTTGGTCCTCGCAAAATCTTCTGTCTAAAGCGTGGGGAAGAACTGTGCGGAGTAATTGTTTATTGTTATCCGCCTCCAACCTGTTTTGGCCGTAGGCTTGTTTTGCCAAAGATGTCAATGAAGGAGCTGAACGAGAAGCTGAGCATCATAAGCCGTGTTGTTGTGCATCCAAAATACCGCACCATAGGCTTAGGCGCCAAACTTG